GGGTAGAAACAGAAGATATACCTATCCAGAGGTTCAAGGTGGACTGTATGAAGTGACTGCTGATGAACTCAAAGACCTTGAATTGATACCATTTCAGAATTTCCAGATGAAACCACCTAAATAGTTAAAAAAAATTAAATGACAGATTCATATACATTTGGAACGAGAGGTAATGGATTAAGAGGTGATACTGTGACTGGAACAGGTATAGATCAATATGTTGACTCGTCATCATTTGATGATATAGACGCTAATACTTTTGCGTCAACAGATAAAGAAACATCAAGTAATAATAATGCAGATGGTCATAAAACAAAACTTTTCACATATCCTGTAGCAAGAAAAAACGATTCAGAAACTGATTACTTTATGATGGAGATTGCTGAGTATCAGGCACCAGGTTTAAATTTACCAGCTTTTGAAGTAGAAGGAGTTAAAGGTGTAGTAAAAGGAAATGATTTAAAAGAAGATTCAGTAATAAAGGGTGTTGTCGGGCAAGGAAAAGATGGGACTTTTGCACTTAAAAGAGGTGCAAATAATCAAGCGTTCACAGATCCGATGGAGGAGAAGAAGAAAAAGATAAAAGCGATTATATGTCTACCCATGCCTAGAAACATAACCGATAGTCAGGGAGTGCAGTATGGGGAATCATCTTTAAATCCTATAGAAGCAGCTGGTCTCGCTGCAGGAAGTGAACTTCTTCAGGGTAATATTGATAATTTGAAAAGGGCATTTGGTGCTACATTATCATCAGCTAATGAAGCGATCAAAGATGATCAAACACAACGAACTATCGCTGCTGCATTATCAGGAACTGCTATCGGTGCACTAGGTGGTAATGTAAATGCTAATCAACTTATTTCAAGAGCATCTGGTCAAATCCTAAATCCAAACTTGGAATTATTATTTCAAGGTGTTGGAATAAGAAATTTTCCATTCCAATTCCAATTCTTTCCAAGAAATCCTCATGAAGGAAAAACCGTCATGAACATCATAAGAAAATTGAAAACTGAGATGGCACCTCGCAGAACAGCAAAAGATGGTAATAGTAGCAATGGAGTTTTTATTAGAACACCTAGTGTATTTCAACTTACCTATATGAAAGGATCTGATAAACACCCATTTTTAAATAGTTTCCTACCAGCAGTTCTGAGTGATATGAAAGTCAATTATTCAGCGAGTGGTGCACATTCAACTTTTTATGATGGAACCCCAACACATATTAGAATGGATTTACAATTTAAAGAACTCAATCCAATATATGCAGAGGATTATGATAGTGTAGGAGGAGTTGGATACTAATGAGTTATTTCAGAGAATTACCGATAATAGAATATCAATCTCCATTTTCAACAAGATCATCTTCTGATGAGTATGTGCAAGTTAAGAATTTATTCCGTAGAGTTAAACTTCGTGACGATTTAAAATCCAACATTACATTTTTAAAAAATTATTATGTTAGAGATGGATTTAGACCTGATCAGGTTGCTAATGATTTATATGGTTCATCAACATATGATTGGGTTGTGATTCATTCTGGAGGAATCGTTAACATCAGAGATGAATGGCCACTTACAAGTAAAGAAATATATGATTACTCACTTAACAAATATGGAAATGATTTGAATCAAATAAAATATTATGTAACCAGAGAGGTAAAAGATTCCTCTGGTAAAGTATACCTTCCAAAAGGTAAGATAGTTGATGCTAATTTCACAATACCTGATCCAACATCACCAACAGCAACTTTGAACCCTGTAGGTGGGGTTACTAATTATGAACATGAAGCAAAAATAAATGAAGATAAAAGAAATCTAACTATATTGAGACCAGAGTATCTTGAATTATTTCTAAGTGATATGAGAAGAATCATGAGTTACAGTAAATCTTCTCAGTTTGTAAATAATAGAGTTGTAAGAACAGAGAATACAAGAAATACAGATCCAAATTAAAAGACCGTAGATTTCTCTACGGTCTATATTTACTTAAGTAGTAAATTTAAATATGCTGCTATGACTAACAACGTTAGACAGAGTTGATTGTACTTCACTCTTCAGCAAGTCTTGCGAAGTATGAGAGTGTATCCTCTTCGTCAGCATTTGCACTAGCAGTGACTGGTGCTGAACTTGATGAGGTTGCAGCAGTAACAACTTGCTCTGCTCTTTCTCTTTCGATGATTTCAACTTCATCTTCAACTTCTGCATCTTGACGAGGTGCAGCATTTCCAAGAACGTAACCAAGACGCTTCTTCAATTCTTCATATGACTTGAACTGATCTGCAGCGACCAACTCAGCAAGGGAGAACTGCTTCTTCCATAATGCTTCTAGAGCATCGTCATCATCTAGGATAGGACTAGGTGCAGCAAACTCAGAACTATCATAGTTTCTGTAACCTGCTACATTCTTTGCCTTCAACTTGAAGTTAGCACCCTGCCAGAAATCAAATGGGTCGATTGCTTCTTCGTCTTCAAACTCAGGTTGCATCGCAGCAGTAAGTTTATCAAAGATTTTCTTACCATACTTGAATAGGAATACTTTCCCTTCATTATCTGGATTTGCAGGATCCTTCACAACATATATGTTGGAAATGTAAGTTAGTTTACGCTTTTGCTTTCTTGCTAACTCTTTTCCAGCATCTGTACCGTTATTCCACAAAGATGTGTTGTATTCGGATACTGGGTCTTTCTGACCTAGTGAAGTCAGAGAGTTTTCAATATACCAACCACCAGGTCCTTGGAAGGCATGTGAATATAATTTTACAAATGGTAGATCTTCACCATTTGGTGCAGGTAGAAATCTGATAACAGCATAACCGTTACCTGACTTATCAACGTCTAGTTTCCATAGACGTTCATCGCCTGAGCCTCCATTATTATTCATCTTCTCGACCTGCTTCACTAATTTAGCGGTCAAAGAACCTAATTTGGATTGTTTTTTTAAGTCTGCGAATGACATTTAGATTACCTCGGATTAATTTGGATTCGGGGGATGTTTAGATTATATCAGAAAAGTCCTCGTCAGTCAACTTTTCGTTCACATTTGAAATAAATGCGGATCTGATGATATTTGGGACTTTTGTACTCTTCTCTTTTAAGAGGTGTTGAGTATTCTCTGAGTGGATTACGGTGGATTGAAATTTGATCGTGTTTATGATACATAAAGTAACTAGTGTAACTAGTTATTTATGCTTCGAGAAAATCTTTCAGTGCGTCAATTGTAGCATGCATATTTTGAAATAATATAGAAATATCAGTTCCTTCTGGATACCCCATCATGGTAACTGTTTTGTTCAAACTTTCTTTCATAACAACTGCATCTGGATCATCTGATAATGATAATCTAGTATACATAATACGCTGCTTATCTAACAATTCTGTTAGTTTACTTACATGATCAACTTGCTCATCATGATTCATCAAATGAAAGTGGACGAGTTTTCCATAAACATCTTCTTGAAGTTTATTGATATCCTCCAAAGCATCTTTGATGATTTCTGAGTCAAAAAAAGCACTCATAGTAATTCTCTAAGAACCTTCTTGTATTGGAATACATCTATATTTATGAAAGGAATATATTTCCTTATTTTCATACTGACGGTTTCCCACACAGGATCATCCAACTTTTTATCAAAGTCTTTCACAAAACCAAAGATCTGTTCAAGTATAACAATTATCTCTAAGTTAAGTTCTCCACCAAGATATTTCTTCAACAGAAGTGGATGACCATTAGAACAATCAAATAACTCCTCCAGACCATTGTTGTCTAATAAATCAGTGATCTTATCTTTAAAAATGTACCCTAGACTCTGCTGAGTTTTTGACCACTCAGAGTATACTTTTTCACCAGAGTTCATGATCTCACCAATCCACAAACTTTGCGGATTATCAGCAGATACAAAGTTAGATACAAGAAATTCCACAATCTCTTTATCAGGATATTTTCTTGATGTTTTTTCAAACCAATACTTATCCTTTCTTTTGTTAAATGCTGTTATCTTTGCTCTTGACCTACCACCGTATTTAAAATAATCATATTTCGGATTTGAAAAATGATTCTTAACGGAAAGATATGTTTGGTAGGTTTCAAATGGTGTCACTTTCATCAACTTCCTCACATTCCAATTCTTCGATTGCGTCCACAGGGACTTCATGACCATTAATATTATACCAGTGTTGGTTGATTCCGACACTATCTGGTTTGACTCCAATATATTTGAGATCACTGAAACT